TGGGACGAGAGCAAGACCGAACTGCACGTGCTCCGCGCCTCGCGGCCGCAGGTGCCTGCGGTCAGCACCCGCCCGCGCAACTCCAGCCCGCAGGTCTTCGAGGCCCTCGCGCTGATGGCGTCGGGTCTGCCCAACTCGCGGATCGAGACGATCTACGCCGAGCCGATCCTCGAAGCCGCCGACAAACTGCGCGGCGTGGGCATCCAGGAGTTCTGCGAGCTGGCCTCGGGGCTGCAACTGCCGCGCTTCCGACGCGACGCATCTGGTTGGCTGCAGGCGGCGTTCAGCACCACGTCGCTCCCGGGCATCCTCTCCAACATCGCCAACAAGATGCTGCTGGAGGGGTACAACTACATCGAGGACGCCTGGCGGCGTATCGCCAAGATCGCGTCGGTGAACGACTTCAAGGAGCACACCCGCTACCGGATGACCGGTAGCTTCCAGTTCCAGCAGGTCGGCCCCGACGGCGAGCTCAAGCACGGCAAGCTCGACGAGCAGAAGTTCGGTCAGAAGGCCGACACGCACGGAATCATGTTCGCCCTGACGCGCCAGATGATCATCAACGATGACATGGGCGCGTTCACGGACATCCCGCGCCAGATCGGCATGGGCGCGGCCGAGGCCATCGCCGACGCCGCCTGGGGCCTGTGGCTTTCCAACCCGGTGCAGTCCGACGGCAAGGCGTTCTTCCACGCCGACCACAGCAACTATGTCGCCGGCGCGGATACCGCGCTGTCGGTCGACGGGCTGACCGATGCCGAGGTCCTCTTCGGCAAGCAGACCAAGCCCAATGGCAAGCCGCTGGGTATGCCCGCCAGCATCCTCCTGGTGCCGACGGCGCTGAAGGTCCCGGCCGAGATGCTCATGAAGAGCGTCCAACTGAACGAGACCACCACCGCCAACAAGGCCAAGCCCTCGACCAACCCGCATGTCGGCAAGTTCGATGTGGTCAGTTCGGTCTACCTGTCCAACGCATCGTTCACCGGCGCTTCGAGCAAGGCCTGGTACCTGCTGGCCGATCCGAACCGGCTGCCGGCCATTGAGATCGCGTTCCTCAACGGTGTGGACCGGCCGACCGTGGAGAAGACCGACGCCGACTTCAACACGCTGGGCATCCAGTTCCGTGGCTACATCGACTTCGGCGTCCGCGAACAGGACCACCGAGGCGCGCTGAAGATGAAGGGCGAGGCGTAAGCCAGGCTTTCATCGGATCGCGTGATTCCTTCTGACCATCAAGGAGCAACGACTCATGGCAACCGCAATCTTCGTACATGACGGAAACAGTATCGACTACACCCCCGGTGCGGATGTGAGCGACGGCGACGTGGTCGTTCAGAACGACCTGGTCGGCATCGCCAAGCTGGACATCACCTCGGGTGTGCTCGGGGCGCTGGCCGTGACCGGCGTGTTCGACGTGCCCAAGACCGCTGGTGTGGGCGAGGCCATCGGTGCCGGCGCGAAGGTCTACTGGGACGTGGCCGACGGCGTCGCCAAGACCGACGACGAGGCCGGCGCGAACAAGTACCTCGGCAAGACCGTCGCCGCCGCCGGTGACGACGACGCCACCGTCCGGGTCCGCCTGGAGCAGTAGCCGTGGGCGACCTTCTCCGTCAAGGCTCGCAGTGGCTGGAGCAGCAGCGCACGGCGCACTGCTCCAGCCCCGTCGAGTACCGCAGGCCGCCCGACGCCTACACCGTCAACGCGACCTACGGGAAGACTGACGTGGAGGTCGCCGATGAGTCGGGCCTGACGATCACCGCCGGCGTTTGGGACTTCCTGATCTTGGCCGACGCTTTTTTGCAGGAAGGCTTCGAGCCGGAACCCGGCGACGTGATCGCGGCCAGCGGGCGGAGATACGAGGTCATGAACCTGGGCGGCCAGGACTGCTGGCGATGGAGCGATCCGTACCGGCAGACCTACCGCATCCACACGAAGGACATCGGAGCGGACACGTGAGTGAATGCAGCCAGTTCGAGCAATGTCAGAACCAGTTTGAGGGCATCCACCGCAAGTTGGATCGCCTCGATGAGGCGATTCGCGGCAACGGCAAGCCGGGCATCCAGCTTCGGCTGGACCGGCTGGAGCAGGATGCCAAGCGCCAGGCCAAGCTGATCTGGCTGATCCTCGGGGCGGTCATCACGGCGCTGGCCTCCGGCATCGTTGCCTGGATTGCCGGGTAAGGAGAACTCACTGATGGCGAAACGCTGGATCAACTCGATGGACGTGGAGGTCGGCGCGAACGGCGCGCCGCTGTTCGACCTCGCCGGTTGCGCGACGATTGCCGGCGGGACGAAGACGGTTCCCTCCACATCGACGCCGCAACCGCTGGTCGCCGTAGCCACGCCGTGCCGCTTCGTGTGGGTCGGCGCTCGCGTAGACGCCTACGGAAACCCGCTCAACACCCGGCCATGCTTCGTGGGCGATGCCGCCAACCAGAACATCCCGATCCTGCCCAGTAACTACGAGGGCGTGGTCATTCGCATCGACGACGCCAGCAAGCTGTACGTCAAGGTCGGGATCAACAACCAGGGCGTCGTGTACCGCATCTTCGCGTGAGGCAGAGAAACCATGGCGACCATCACTTCCGCACAAACCGGCATCTGGCATGACTCGGCCACCTGGGTGGGCGGCGTCATCCCGGACCCGTGGATCGATGATGTGGTCATCGCCAGCGGGCACAACGTCGTCATCTTGCCGGGCTACTACGTCAGCGTGGCGAACGACCACTTCCTGACGGTGCAGAGCGGTGCACTGCTGGTGGTCGTCGGCGGCCTGGATGTCTTCTATTACGGTGTCCTGGACGTGCAGGGCGACCTGGGCGTCATCGCCGGAGCCTGGCTCTACGTCTACGACGACGGCTACGCGACCATCGACGGCGGCGGGACGGGCAGCGTCGAAGGCTACTTTGACCTCGACTACTACTGCTACCTCAACCTCTACGGCCAGTTGACCGTCGAAGCCAGCGGCTGGCTCTCGGCCTGGTATGACGCCTACGTCTATGTCGACGGCGGCATCCTTTCGGTCTACGGCCACTTCGACCTCGGCAACTACAGCTACATGGACCTCTACAACGGGGTGCTCAGCGTCGAGAGCGGCGGCACGGCCGACATCTCCGGCTATGTCTACTGCTACTACTACGGCGGCATCTACGTCTACGGCGAGTTGACAGTCAACTCGTACGGCTACATCGAGGCCGTCTACTCCTCGGAAATCACCTGCGAATCGTCCGGCCTGCTGACGGTGGATGGATACCTGCTCGTCGCCGACGACGGTTCCTGCCGCGTGCAAGGGCCGATGACCCTGTCACGTTCATCCGGCTTCGACGCCTACTACTGGGGCTATCTCTCGGTCGAGTCCGGCGGCACGGTCGATGCCTTCGGCTACGTGAGTATCCACTACGACGCGCTGCTGTACGTCAACTACGGCGGGGAAATGCGCGTCTACAAGGACATCTACATCTCCGGCCAGATGTACGGGGGCGGCAAGATTCTGATGCTGCGCCGCGAGGGGCAGATCAGGGACGGCGACGGCAACGGCCTCTTCAAACTGGACCAGGCCTACGGCCACGGCCAGCAACGGATCGCATAGGAGAACCAGCAATGGCAGAGCAACCCATAGGCGCACCGGGCAGACAGACGATGGAGCTGACGCCCGCCGAACAACAGGCCGTCGAACGGATGCGAATGAGCCCGGCGGATCGCGCCACAGAGCAACAGACACGCAAGCAAGCGAGACTGGACGCGATGGCCCCGGAGGTCCGGCAGGTCATCGAGGAGCGCACTGCTCGCGTCGAGGCCATGACGCATGCCCAGCGCCGGAACTACCTGGCCGGCCAGCGTCTCGCCGGCCTGGCCCGTTCGCTTCGACACGAAGTCCAACAGGGACTCTCGCTTACCGAGGCCATCGCGGAGATCGAGCCGCCGCTGGCCGACGACCTGACCTGGCTGGTCGGCGAACTGGCCCGGGAGATATAGCGGATGGCGCTGGCAATCGATATCGCCGACGCCGTGGTGGCCGAGCTGGCCTCGGGCAGCTTCAGCCAACCGATCAGCCCGCAGCGGCTGGTGTTGCCGGAGTTCGACTTGGCGGCGCTTGCCGATCTGCGTGTCACCGTGGTGCCGAAGGCCGTCGAGATCAGCGCCGCGTCGCGCGTCGCCAGCCAGCACGACGTGCAGATCGACATCGGCATCCAGAAGAAGCTCGGCAAGGATCTCGACGCCGAGGTGCCCGTGCTGTGCGAGCTGGTCGACGAGATCGCAGCCTTCCTGAAGCGCCGCCCCTTGCAGGCGACGCCGCACGCGGTGTGGGTGCGCTCGGCCAACGAGCCCATCTACGCCCCGGAGCACCTGGCCGAACAGCGCGTGTTCACGAGCGTCCTGACCGTGACCTACAGGGCAATGGGATGATCCGCTTCGAGATGACACAGCTGTTTTTCGACTCGAAGAAGGTCCGCCGGGCGGTCGACCGGACCACGCGACGGGTGCTGAGCAAGTTCGGCGCGTTCGTGAGGCGCACGGCGCGCAGCAGCATCCGGAAGCGGAAGAAGGCGTCGCCGCCCGGATCGCCGCCGAGCAGTCATATCGGCCTGCTGAAGAAGTTCATCTGGTTCGGCTACGAACCGGCGAAGCGCAGCGTGGTGATCGGCCCGGCACGCCTCAGCCAAGAGGGACGCGGCGAAGCGCCGCACCTGCTGGAATACGGCGGCATGGGCACCGTCGAGCGTCGAGGCAAACGCAAACGTGCGAAGGTGCGACCCAGACCATTTATGGGACCGGCCTTCGAGAAGGAACAACCCAAGCTTCCCGCCATGTGGCGCGGCAGCGTTCGATAAGGAGTTCGATCAATGTCACAGTCATTCCTTTTGGGCATGAACGCCAAGATTTACCAAGACGCGGCCGGCACGGCCTCGCCGGCGAACGAGATGGCCAACGTCAAGGACGTATCGCTCTCGCTCGAAGCGGGCGAGGCGGACGTGACCACCCGCGCCAACCAGGGCTGGCGGGCGACGGCCCCGACGCTTCGCGAGTGCACCGCCGAGTTCGAAATGCTCTGGCAGCCGGGCGATGCGGGGTTCGAGGCCGTCAAGACCGCTTTCCTCTCTGCCGGCACCATCGCCCTGGCCATCCTCACCGGCGACAAGGCCGCCAGCGGAACCGAGGGACCGATCGGGGACTTCTCGATCACCAACTTCAGCCGCAACGAGCCGCTGGAGGAAGGCGTCACCGTGTCGGTCACGGCCAAGCTCGCCGTGTTCTCAGAGTGGCTGGAGGTGGCCTGATGAAAACGTTCACCGATACCGCCGGACGGACCTGGACGCTCTCGCTGACCCTTGGCACGGCCATGGCCGTCAAAGCCAAGCTGGACGTGGACCTGCTCCAGCCTGAAGCGGGCGATCCGCCGCTGCTGACCCGCCTGGGCACCGACGAGATGCTGCTGGGCGAAGTGCTCTGCGCGATGCTCGAGAAGCAATTCGAGTCGCACAAGGTCAGCGACGACGACGTGCGAGCCGCCTTCGACGGACAGACGCTGCTAGCGGCGCAGAAGGCGTTTTACGAGGAACTGATCGATTTTTTCCGCTCGCGCGGCCGCAACGACAGGGCCAAGGCGGTCGCCAAGCAGATGGCCATGATCGACGCGGCCGTGACCGCCATCGAGACGCGGATCGACGGGATCGACGTCGACGAGACGATTGCTGGTGCGATGTCTGGCGAATCGCCGGAAGCATCGGAGTCGATCCCCGCCCGCTGACGCTGAGGCAACTGCTGTGGATGGCCGAGGGGCTGGGTCGCGAACGTTGGGCGCACACGTCGATGCTCTGTGTGCTGGTCGCCAACGGCAATCGAGACCCGAAGAAACACCGGCCTTTCAAGCTGTCGGACTTCGATCCGTATGCACGCATGGACCGGCGGTCAAGGCAGGTCGCCGACAAGGAATCACTGGCACTCCTGAGAGAGGCCCTTGAGGCCCGGAAAGGTTTTTAGCAATGGAAATGGACTTCAATGGAATTGTGCAGGTCATCTGGAACGTGCTGAACAGCCCGGCTGTCATCGCGCTGCTGGCCGGGGGAATGTTGTGGCTGCTCAACAAGCTCTACGCCGCCAAGCCCGCCTGGCAGGCGTTCGAGGGGACCATCATCGCGGCTGTCAAGTGGGCCGAGAAGGAGATTCCCGATGATACGCCGAACAAGGCGCTCAACCGCCTGAACGCCGCGCTGAACTACGTGGTGAAGGTCTACGAGGAGGCGCGGGGCAAGCCGGTCGACGCCAAGGCCAAGGCCGAGCTGCGCGAGGGCATACAGATCGTTCACGCCGAACTGGAAGCGTCGGGCAACCTCGACAAGCCGGTTCCCACGGAGGGCTGAGCCATGCAGTGGCTGATCGACCTGATCGCGGCCATCATTCGCGTCCTTCTGCCGTGGGTCGTCAAGCAACCGCGGCCCACGGCGGAGGACGCTGACCCGGACCGGCAAACCCGTGACCGATTGCGGGCGAAGGTCCGCAAGCACTGGGGCAAACCATGAGAACACCCAAGTTGGAAATCTATCGTGACGCCCGGCGCGAGTGGCGCTGGCGGCTGAAGGCATCCAATGGCCGCATCGTCGCCGACAGCGGCGAGGGCTACCGCCGCCGCGCATCCGTTTACGAGGCCGTTGGGCGCGTAAAGTCCATTCTGGCCAGTGACGCGCCGGTCGTGGAGGTGCAACGATGATCCGCAAGCTGATTCCCTTCCTGTTGCCTATCCTGCTTCTGGCCGGATGCGTCCGCACGATCTACGTCCCCCACGGCACGCCCGTCCGCCTACGCGAGACCGTCAAGGATGTGAAGGTTTGGGTCAAGGACGCCGCTGGCGAGCCCGTCGCGGGCCGCATGGACCTGGCCGAGGGCTGGTACGCGCTCCCGCTGGAAGACGAGGAGTAGACGCCGTTGGCTTCGACCCAGGGCATCCGAGCGGGCCGGGCGTTCGTCGAGTTGTTCGCCGACGACAGCAAGCTCGTGCGCGGCCTGCGCCGGGCGCAAAAGAAGCTCAAGGCCTTCGGGCAGTCCATCCGCAACATGGGGCTGAAAATTGCAGGGCTGGGCGCGGCGGTGCTGGCCCCGATGCTGGGTGCAGCCAAGGCGTTCGGTTCGATGGGCGACCAGGTCGCAAAGATGGCAAAGCGGACGGGGTTGTCGGTCGAGGCGCTCTCGGAGCTTCGCTTCGCCGCATCGCAGACGGGCACGTCGCTGGAGGCCATGGAGACCGGCTTTCGCCGAATGCAGCGGAGCATTTATGACGCAGGCCGGGGCCTGAGCACGCAGACCGACGCGCTGGCCGATTTGGGCCTGGAGTACAAGGAGCTCGCGGGCCTCTCGCCTGAGGACCAGTTCAAGTTCCTGGCCGAGGCGATCAGCCGCGTTGAAGATCCCACCCGCAAGGCGGCGCTGGCCCAGGCCCTGTTCGGCCGGGCGGGCACGCAACTGCTGCCGATGATGGCCAGCGGGGCCAAGGGCATCGAGACGCTCCAGAAAGAGGCCCGTCGCCTGGGTCTGACGATGAGCAGCGAGGACGCTGCCGCCGCCGAGGACTTCACCGATGCGCTCGACAAGCTCTGGAAAGTCGTGAAGATGGGTGTCTTCCACGTCGGCGCTGCCCTGGCCCCGGTGCTCCAGCAGGTCGCCGAGACTATCACCTCGGTGGCCATGAAGGTCAGCGCCTGGGTCCGGGCCAACCAGCAGTTGATCGTCACCGCCCTGAAGGTCGTCGCCATCGTGATCGCCGTCGGCATTGCGCTGGCGATGCTGGGCACGGTCATCTCCGGCCTGGGCACGATCCTCGGCGCACTGATCACGGTCATCACCACGGTCGCCGCCGTGCTGAAAATCCTGGGCGCGGTGATCGCCTTCCTCGTCTCGCCGATCGGCATGGTCCTCGCCGCATTGGCGGCGCTCGGGGCGTACCTGGTCTACACCACAGTCGCTGGCGGCAAGGCGCTGGGCTGGCTCGGCGGGAAGTTCAACACGCTCAAGGAAGATGCGTTGGCTGCCTTCCAGGGCATCTCCGATGCACTGGCCGCCGGGGATATCGGCCTGGCGATGAAGGTGCTCTGGCTGACGCTCAAGATGGAGTGGACGCGGGGCGTGAACTTCCTCGAAAAGACCTGGCTGAACTTCCGCAACTTCTTCATCAAGATCGGCTACGACGCCTGGCACGGCCTGCTGGCCATCGTCGAGGTCGTCTGGCATGCACTGGAGGTCGGCTGGATCGAGACCACCGCGTTCTTCGCCAAGGCCTGGCATGGGTTCGTGGGGTTCTTCTCCAAGACCTGGGAGCGGATCAAGTCCGGCGCGAAGAAGGCATGGAACTGGATCAAAAGCCTGTTCGACGATTCGGTGGACCTGGAGGCCGAGAACAAGCTCGTCGAGCAGCAGAAGCAGGCAGCGATCAGCCGGATCGACAACGAGCAGCAGCGCAAGATCGACCAACGCGAGGCCGAGCGGGAAGCGGAGCGCCGCCGCGCGTCGGCCATTCACGAGGCGACGCTGGCCGAGATCGGTCGGCAAAACATCGAGAAGCACCAGAACCTCGACGCCGAGTACGAGCGACGGATGTCCGACAACGAGGACGACCTCAAGAAGGCTCGCAAGGAATGGCAGGACGCCATCGACGAGGCCCGTAAAAAACGTCAGAAGAAGGAAGCCGAGGAAGGCCCTGGCGCACTCGAAGGCCCCGACGCGATCCTCGACAAGGCCCAGCGGGCGCTGGCCGGCCTGGGCGACATCGGCGCGCTGGTCGGCGAGCAGGCGGCTAAGATCGGCTCGCAGGGCACGTTCGTCGCCGCCAACGTGCTGGGCCTGCAGGCTGGCGGCGCGACCGACCGCATGGCCACCGGTATCGACAAGATCGAGCGCAACACGCGCCCGCTTCGCAATGCACAGGAGCTGAGCTTCACCTGATGGCTACCTTGACCGAAAAGATCGACAGCCGCGAATGGACCGAAGGTGATAAGCCGTCGGTGACGTTCCACTACATCCTCGACGGTACGCCCGACGACCTGACGGCCAAGAGTCTCCTGCTGTCGTCTACACCCACCAGCTACGATGGGCTGGTGCGCGACGAGTGCACACTTGAGCCGATCTTCGTGGACACCGTCAGCGGCGTTGGTAAATGGGAGTGCCGTGTCCGCTTCGTCAAACCCGAGTACACCCCGCCCGAGGTGGGCGAGTCCAGCTTTGCCTTCGACACCGGCGGCGGCACGCAGCACACCACGCAGAGCATTACGACAGTGAATCGCTACGCTGCATCGGGCACCGCGCCGGACTTTGGCGGGGCCATCGGTGTCACGCATGACAACGTCGAAGGTGTGGACATCACCGTGCCGATCTACAGTTTCTCTGAGACGCATTACCTGGACGATTCGTTTGTGACATCCGCGTATCGAGGCACGCTGTTTAACCTAACCGGCAAGGTCAACAACGGTGCGTTCAAGGGCCTGGCGGCGGGCGAGTGTTTGTTCCTGGGTGCATCCGGTGCGAAGCGCGGCGAGGAAGACTGGGAGATCACGTATCGCTTCGCGGCCAGCCCCAACCGCACGAATATCAGCGTCGGCAGCATCACAGGCATTGCCAAATGGGGCTGGGAGTATATGTGGGTCCGCTACGCCGACGAGGAGGACACAGCTTCCAACACGCTGGTTAAGAAACCCGCAGCGGTCTACATCGAAAAGGTCTATGACCTCGCCAACTTCGCCTCACTGGGGATCGGCACATGAGTGATTCGCTGCGCAAGGTTCAATCCGGCCAGAAGCTGCACATCCCGGCGGCGGCGTACAACGCCTTCGTCGATGCAGCCGTCGATTACCGCCGTCGCACCGCCCACATCGGCCAGAAGTCCGAGCCGTCGTTCCGCCAAGCCAGCATTGTCCTGGTTCACAACAACAGCGGCTCGAACCAGAACCGCCTGGCCGTGTTGGGCATCGACATGCCGATCATCGACCCGGTGGCCAACGACAACGAGTTCAAGAATCGCGTGGCACTCTCGTGCGTGATGCCCGCTGTCGATACGCACGAAGGCAAGTTCGTCATCCTGGCTGAACCCATCGCCGCCGGGAAGATCGGCCGAGCCTACGCCGCCGGTGTCTGCCCGGTGCAGATCATCGTGTTGGACGCTGAGGCCGAGGAGTACCAGTTCGCCGACATCTTCGACGCCTACGCTGCTGGACTGTTCGCCGACCCCAACGGCTCTGCCTCGATCCTCTGGAAGGAGGGAGGCACGGGCTTGAAGTGGGCAATCGTCCGCTTCGGCAATCTCCAGCCCATGCGCATCTTCCCCGTGGACCTGACGCAGGTCGGCGGGACTCAAGGCGACGAGGCGACCCCGGCCACCTGGACCTATGACGTGCTGGACATCGCCACGGGCGAGACGCTGGAAAGCGCGGTCGATCCGGTCGCAGATCCGCACAAGTGGCAGCGCCCGACCATTGGCCAGATGATCGCCGCCACGTTCGGGTATGCCCACTACGTGCCCAACGACTCGTATGGCTACGACCTGGTGCTGGGCTGGATCAACGAGATGGTCGACCAGGAAGCCTGCGAGACGGCCGGCAGTTCGGCGTAAGGAGGCTATGCGTGGGCGCACCGGGCAAATCAGTCGTGGTCGAAGGAGGCAAACGCGGCGTACTGCTGGGCGGCAAATCCGCCGTCTATAACGCCGAAGAGACCTGCCCGGCCTGCTGCATCGAATTCACTCAGGAGTGGTCGTTCACCGACAACGGTTTCATCGACGGCGGGCAGAACGGCGCGTATCGCGCCTACGACGATCCCGGTGACGTGCCGGAAAGTCCGTGGACGATCCTCAACGGCGGGTTGGGTCTGCGGCTGGACTGGGAAGACGACAACAACTGTCGCAACCACAACCCGTACACCCAGTCGGCCACAGCCACCTGTGAAATCACCGTCCCTCAGGCCATGGTTTTGACCGTTTCGTGGTCGGGCATGGGCGAGACGCAGGACCCCAACTACGAGTTGATGAGCCTGTACGTCGGCGGCAATCTGGTCGGCTCAGCCCACGCACCGGGCGGCAAACTCGGCTGCGCTGGCGGCATGGCTCCGGTGGTCTCCAACCCAGCGCCGCCGCAGCAGGTCACGCTCCAGCCGGGCGCGCACACGCTGTTCATCGATGCCACCACCAACGACCCGCTCTACCATTTCGGCGCGTGGTACCGGTTCGACCTGACCTTCGAGGAGGCCCCATGA